CTACGACCTCAAATCGTTTATTTAATTTAAAGAGTTTATGTTTGAGTAATCCCATATTCTCTGCTAGGTTGAATACTAAACCTTTTGATCCATATGAGTAACCTTCTATAAAAATATTACCAATAGCAGTATCAATAATAGAAAGCGCCCAATCCGATATCTGATTGTGTCGTTGTTGCTCGGAGGTATAGGGTAGATGTAGTCTGCCATTTATATTGCCAGCTGTAATTTCATATTTTTTCACATTTGTAAGATAGTATATCTTACAGTTCTCAAATTTAAATTCACCTCTACATACACATATAGCGGGACTAGTTAAACTATAATCAATTCCAATCGTCTTCTTCATCACCCTCAAAGATTGCGTCATCATCATGTATAGTAGTATCGGCACCACAAAAAGGACAAGTTGTAGGTTCGTGGTCTTCGTCTTCCCACTTAACCCAATAACTTACATCACAATTAGGACAACTTATCTGTACTTTATTTTTATCTTCTTCTTTAGCCATTATAGTTTAAATTTTTTGAATTGATCTTTTGTTACGTCTTGTTTTACACCACCTATAACATATGACTCTATTTCAGTTTCTTGTGGTGCATTTTGAAGTGATCTGCTATTGAACCAATGTACAGTCCATGGTAATGGATTGTTTGATGATGAGTGTTCATACTTTTGTTCTAGCCCTATCATTCTCATTCTTCTATTCGCTATATATTCAACATATTGATGTAACAGTTTTTCAGATAGTCCTATCATAGAACCTTTTGAGAATAGATAACTTGCCCATTCTTTTTCTTGTGATACTGCGTCATCAAATATTTTATAGCATTCTTTTTGTGTATCTTTTATTACCTTATTCATAACCTTATCATTCTCTTTTGTAAGATATGCTTTGATTATTTGCTGTGACATTGCAAGGTGTTGACTTTCATCTCTAGCAATCAATGATAATATTTTAGCAGAGCCTTCCATAAGTTTTAATTCACCAAATGCAAAACTACAAGCAAATGATACATAGAATCTTAAACCTTCTAGTACGTTTACAGTTACTAATGCAAGCCATAATGCTTTCTTTAAGTCATATATATCAACTGACTTTGGATCTAATTGATATTTGTAACCTAAATTTATAAGATGGTCGTATGCTTCTGTTACTGCTTTACTTCTCTTTTCAATTTTTTCATCTTGTATAATAGTATCAAATACTTCACTTGGTTGTGAGTATAGGTTTTTAATAATGTATGTATAACTTCTACTATGTATAGTTTCCATAAAATCCCATGCAACTATACAACCCTCTAATTCAGGATTAGTTACAAATGGTAAAAATGCTAGACAAGGTCCTCTGCCTTGTACACTATCTAACATTGTTTGATACTTTAGATTAGATGTAAATATAAACTTTTGTGATTCAGACAGTTGAGCATAATCGTTTCTATCTTTCTGTAAAGATACTTCTTCTGGTCGCCAGAAAAAACCTAATTGTTGTTGACATAATCTATCAAAAATAGGATACTTCATTGTATCATATCTTTGTACAGCGAGGTCTTCGCCGAAGAACAAAGGTTGTTTTGTCGTATCTAAATTTTGTTTCTTATTAAAAACTGTCTTCATTTATATTGTACACGAGTCACAATTCTCGTCCTCTTCTTTTGGTTTATCTTCAGGCACATTATCGTGGAACCCAATCGGGTGAGTAGGTTCGTCTTCGTCTTTCTTACTATCATATGTGTTTTGATAATAAGAAGTCTTCCAACCCAATTTATATGTTGTCAATAAATCTTGTGCCATTACTGATACAGGCACCTGACCTTCAGTATAGTCTTCAGGATTATATGACCAGTTACCTGATATGGCCTGGTCAAAATACTTTTGCATTACAGCAACGATATTTATATATCCTTCATTCCCTTTCATATCCCAAAGTAAAGTATAGAAGTTCTTTAGTTTAGAATATTCAGGTACTATTTGTTTTAAAGGTCCTTTTTTAGATTTCTTAACAGACAAATAATCTCTAGGTGGTTCAATACCATTTGTCGCATTTGAAACTACACTAGAAGATTCACTAGGCATTTGTGCTGACAATGTACTATGTCTTAAACCATGTTCTTTTATTTCTTTTCTTAAATGTTCCCAATCGTAAGTAAATTCTCTTTTAACTAACTCGTCAACATCTTTTTTATATGTATCAATAGGTAATATACCATCTGCATATTTTGTAGATTTAAATGCTGAACAAGGACCTTTTTCTTTTGCAAGGTCTAAACTAGCATGTAATAGATAATATTGAAATGCTTCGGTTAACTTATCAACTTGTCGCCATGCAAGTTTCTGATCGTATTTGTAACCTTTCTTTGCAAGGTAATGAGCAAGACCAATATAACCAATACCTAAACTTCTACGTGCCTTTGTAGATTTTTCAGCAGCGTCAATAGGATACTTTTGATGATCTATTATTTCATCTAAAGCTCTTACTGCTAAATCACACAATGGTTGTAGTTCATCACGTTTGTTTATTTTACCCACATTGATGGCAGATAAGATACATAAAGCAATCTCACCTTCGCCATCAATATGTTGTATTGGAGTGGTTGGTAAAGTTATTTCCTGACATAGGTTTGACATGTAAACTCTATCTTTAAAAGATGAGTGAGTATTACAATGGTCAATATTCATAATATAGATACGGCCTGTTTCAGCACGTTCTTTCAATATATCAAAAAATAATTCTTGTGCGTTTATCTTCTTTTTAGTAACGCTGGTTTTTCTTTCTGCTTTGTTATATAGATCATCAAAGTCAGGTGTTCCCCATGCGTCATATAACTCTGGTACTTCGTGTGGTGAAAACAAAGTTATATCCTCGTTGTTGATAAACCTTTCGTAAAATAGTTTAGATAGTTGTATTGAGTAGTCTAATTTTCTAACTCTATTATCTTCACTACCTTTATTGTTTTTAAGGACAATAATGTCACCTATTTCTTGGTGCCAAATTGGAAAGTGTACTGTTGCTGATCCGCCTCGTACTCCGTTTTGAGTACAGCACTTAACAGTTGCTTCAAATTTTTTAAGAAAAGGTATAACACCCGTATGTTGAACCTCACCGCCTCTAATACGTGAGTTGATACCTCGGATCCTTCCTGCGTTAATTCCGATCCCAGCCCTTTGGGCAACATAACGCCCAACAGCCATGTCGCTACTAAAGATACTGGGTAAAGTATCGTCAATGTCAACAAGGACACAAGAAGCATACTGCTTAAGAGGGGTACGGACGCCAGCCATAACAGGCGTCGGAATGTTAATCTTAAAGGTTGATATAGCGTCATAATATTTTTTAACATATGACATTCTCCTTTCTTTTGGATATTTTGCAAATAGTGTAGCCGCAATCATCATGTACATAAATTGAGGTGTTTCGTATACCACGTTTGTACTTCTATCTTGTACAAGATATTTGTCTATGACTTGTCTTAAACCTGCATAGGTAAAGTCATAATCTCTATTGTGATTGAGCCAATTTTCCATTCTATCAAAGTCTTTTCTTTGATAGTTTGTAAAAATTTCTTTGTCGTATAATTCTAAATCTACAACTTTTTTTACATGGTCATAAAAGTGTGGGTGATCCCATAACTTACCGATAACTTGTTTTCTTAAACTGTATAATAGTAATCTGGATGCTACGTAGGTGTAATTAGGATAATTTAAATCTACTAGATCAGCAGCTGACTTAACTAGTATCTGTTGAATATCATCTGTAGTTATACCATCATAGAATTGTAAACCACTTTTCATTTCTACTTGTGATGATGAAACTCCTGTGATGTCTTCACAAGCATACTCAACCATTTCATGTATCTTTTCAATGTTAAGAGGTTCTGTTCCTCTACCGTTTCTTTTTTTGACATTTATAGACTCGTTACCTGTGACCATTCTTCCCCCTTAACAACGTTTGTATGAATTTAATTTTGTGATTGCTGACAAACCTGAATAGGTATTGTCGGATATAATTTTTTGTACTTGTTCTTTTGTCTTGCCGTTTACGATCATCTCGTTAATATCTTTTTCTTTCTGCCCTTCTGGCCATATTGCTATCATATAATCTTTATCTATCATCTTATACATTCTATCTATTATTTCTTTATTACGAGGCTCGTTATCAAATATAAAAACAACATCCTTTTTATCAACAGGTAGTTGTAAATCAGCACCACCAGCTGCAAGACAATTATCAAGGAACAAACTATCTAAAGGACCTTCAACTATATGTAATCTTCTATGTAGATTAATTCGTTCTAGTCCGAATATTTTTTGTTTGTTCTCCTGTAGTTTTATTGTTAGATACTTGGGTTGTTCTTTACCAAAGGCACGTCCTTGCAAAGCAAAGACTTCATTATTAACATCATAGAAAGGTATAATCAATCTAGGATGCTCGTACTTCTTATTTAGACTCTCAAACGTCCCTGGGCGTATGCTATTTACATACTCTTGGAACTTGTCGCAATAATATAACCTATCAAAGTATTCCGTAGGCAACTTTCGGTTGAGAAGATATTGCTTTGCAGGATGCTCATCATTTAAATTACTGAAGGCCGTAAGACCTTGTAGGGGTGTAGATTTTAATTTTGCTTTAGTATCTGTTTTAAATCTTTCAAACAGACTTTCTTCACTTGCAGGTTTGCTACCTTTATATCTTTCTAAAATGTATTGATCGTACAATGGCCGATCAACTAGTTTTATAAGATTAGCCAAATTGTGTGAAGCACTACAATTATGACATTTAAAAAACATATCATTCTTTACTCTATAAAGATATGCTCTTGCTTTCGTTTTAGACTTTTTAGAATCACCACAAACTGGACAACGAAAATTGAATAGATAATCTCTTTTCTTTTTAAATTGTTGTAGTCTAGGCTGTATCTTGCTGATATAATTTAGATCAATGTAACCACTCATATAAAACAGTATATACTATATATACTTATTTGTCAAGCCACTATATGATCTTTATAACACTTAATATCTGAGGCATAGACAGCCCTAGTACGATTGCTGCCCCTATGATGATCCATCTGTATTTCTCAAATACGCCGATCCTACCGTCTAAATTTGACGCTAAAGACTTGATTTCACACATTAAACGCTTTTCTGATAGTTCAACTTCTTCTCTTAAATTCTCTACAGATTTGTTCAATCTGCTGTGTATATCTTCAAATTTACTATCACTTTCAACTCTACGATTTTCTAATAAGTTGAATATCGCCTTGTCTATTTCTTCTTGTTTTGATAGTTTTTCTTCGTGTACAGCTAACATAGATTTTATACCACCTGATATATCTGTTAACTTGTCTATAGCATTATCTAGTTTTGTATTAACGCTAGCAACTTGCTCTACTTCGTTTTTTAGCACTTGTAGTTGCGTGAATAACTTTTGAGTATCTTTTGTATCTGCCATTAGAAGGTTCTATCAACCCACCTGTATAGTGCTATCCATCCACCAACAAGGGCAACAACTGTTAAAATTAAAAAAATAGTTCCGTAATCCATATCTAATCCGTCTGTATGATTGTTATATTGTTTTGGCTGGTACTATTACCAACATCAACGTGCTGAGCTTCTTTGTCTTGTAAAATCTGTATATCTGCTTCATTAGCAGTTTCAGTTTTTATATAAGACCTATGATTGTCATTATATCTATTTATAATGGTATAGTCTCCTGAGGTTGAGGCAGTTGCGTCATGGTCGTTGTTTAACGTAGAGTATCTACCTGTTCTCGTTTCTGAAGATGATCCTGTAAGTTCGTTTGTTGTAGTAATAGTTTGTGTAATATCTCCTGAAGTATAGTTTAATGTTTCACCACTAGCAGTTACTTCAGTTTCAGCAGCTGAGTTATCAACCCATTCTGTACCACAAGCAGAGTTTGCTTTATCCCAATAGTAACCATACCATTCACAATCCCATTGATTGTCTATATCTGCTAACCATAGTTCTAATTCTGCGTCTATATCGTAATCGTCTTCGTAAGCATATTCATCTTCCCAATTGTCTTCAGCCTGTTCTTCTTCCCAACCTGCATAGTACCAATCATTTAATTTTTGCCAATATATATCCCAATCGTCCCATGTCCAATCTGCAATATATTTGTCTTTTAATTCTTTTATCTTCCATGGTTTAGGTTGGTCAGCACACATCTCCCAATTAGGATAAGTTCCACACCAACCATATAGTTTACCAAATATCTCTTTAGATTTTTTAGTCCAAGAGGTTTCAGTAACCTTTAAAGTCCAGTCATCTTTATACCATTCGTTTAAGTAGTCAAGGTATTCTTGGTTACACCAAGATGGATCATAACCATTATAATCACAATAGTTTGCTTGTGTTAACGTAGGAGGACCATCATTGTTTATATATTCTGCATTAGAATAATAAGCGTCATCCATATAAAAATC